CGACATCTAGGTTGGTTGTTCCTGCTACATCTAAAGCGCCATCAATATCTACTGCGCCTGAGAAGTCACCTGTAGCCGCATCAAGCTCACCGCTTAATGTAATGTTAGTAGCTCCAGTAACTGCACCATTAAGTGCTACAGCACCATTAATATCTACAGTTGTAGCGGCTATCTGAATTTCAGTGTCAGCAACAATATCAAGCTGTCCATCAACACTAGAGTTTATATAGATTGCTGAGTCTCTGAACTGGACTTTATCATCAGTTGATACAGAGATATCTGTACCCGCTGTTGTGTTGCTAAGTGCTAAGACTTCGCCAAAGGTATCTACAGTATCTTGCTGTGCATCTACATAGGCTTTAATAGACTGTTGAGTTGCTAAAGCTGTAGCACTGTCAGAAGACATGTCATCTTCATCTAAAATGTTTGTTACAGTTACAGCACCTGTACCTGATATAGCGTCAAATTCTATTGTACCGTCTACGTCTAAGTCACCGTTAAAGTCTACGTTACCTTCAACAGCAAGTGTTGTAGCCATGTTCACAGCGCCATCAATGTCCACAGCATCTAAGTTAGTAGTACCATCTACGTCTAAGTCACCGTCAAAGTCTACGTTACCTGTAACTATTAACGTAGTTGCCATGTTCACGGCACCATCAATGTCAACAATATCGAGGTTAGTTGTTCCGTCTACGTCTACGTCACCGGAGATATCAAGGCTTGTGCCTGTTAATACACCTGTAACAGTAAGAGTAGAAGCCATATCTACAGCACCGTCAATGTCTACTACATCAAGGTTGGTTGTACCATCAATATCTACATCGCCTGAGATGTCTAGGCTTGTTCCTGTCAATACACCAGTAACACCCAGTGTACCACCAACAGTTGTGTTGCCCGTAACACCTAGTGTACCTGCAACCGTAGCATTAGCATCAACATCTAATGTATCTATATGAGCAGTGCCATCAAGAAATAAATCTTTAAACTCTAGTGAGCTAGTACCTAAGTCAATATCTGAATCAGTAACAGGAACAATAGCTCCGTCTTGAACGCGTATTTGTTCTACAGCAGCACTAGAAACTTCTACATAAAAACCTATGCGATTATTAGTACCGTCTACTTCAACTTTATTTAAAAAATCAAGGTCGCCAATTTTAAAAATATTACCACCTTGTGCAGTAGTTCCATCATGCCTATGACCAGTAGAATCTGCACTGGAAGCTGAGTATGCAAAAGTGTTTACTAATTGGTTGTATTCGTTGTTAAACAAAGATGCTGTAATAGTATCGCCATCAGCTATAGCACTCTGTCTTGTATAATTCTGAGCCATTTATTATCTCCTACCTGCTGGCATGTAATCTATATAAATACCATTAACAGCGAATGCCGCTAATTGATCATCAGTTGTAATTTTAAAACTACAAGTATGTCCTGAACCTTCTAGAGTAATACGCTCCATAGGATCTTTAGTTGCGCCAAATTTAGAATTATTAAATATAGCAGAGCCAAACAGTGCTGGTAATGTAATACCAGTAATTACAAAAGGTTCCGGTTGGGGTACAGTAATATCGTGATAATCAAATTTAACTCTGAAGCTAGGTAGTACAGCCCCTTCAGGACTAAAAGAAACCTTTGCATATTTTAAAGTTTTACGTGTTCCAACATCACCAAAATCAAAATCAGTTGTTTCATATACAGAAGCAATATTTGTAGCCTGTCCCGCAGNATAAAAAGAATTACCTATGTCGTGATTATAAATATAACCATCTTTATCAGCATGATATATTTTTTCTATACCATCTATGTTTACGCCTGAAATAAAACCTAGTGCTTGTATTCCTAATGTTTCCGACCATGCAAAACCTTCTGAAGTAAAAGTACCAATAATACCTTTAGCAATAGAGGGGGTTTCACCGTTTTTACTATAAAATAATCTGTATTGTGATTTACTTCGTAGTACGCCACTAGTTACGATAAAATTTGAGTCTCTAGAAATAGCAGAAACAATTTTTTGAATGGGTCTACTTACTGAACTTAACTCTATGTCACCAATACGAGCTGTACCTGCAATAGTACGAATACCATCGGGAGCAAGAAATAGAATATCACCACCTATTTCTTGGATACTCCCACTATCTACACAGCCTACGTTAGTTGTAATAGGTACAATAGCAACATTAGTAGCATCATTTATGTTTACAAGTTTATGTATACTATTTTTACAAAAAATAATTACGTCACTTCGGAAACTAGCTAAGCCTACAACAGCGTCTGATAGAACAATGCTGCCTGAACCAGTACTGCTGAAGCTATCAATATCATTTGTACCGCTATAGTACACTGTGTTCTTAGCAGTAGACGCACCAGCAACTACTAAATGTTTATCATGTATAATACCAAAGGCTGGGCCTGTTGTGCCGCTAACTGTTATTTCTTTAGCAAAAAATGTACGGCTTTCTAAACCACTTGTTCCTGTCATTTGAAATAAGAAAGGCTCGTTAACACCATCACATATTACAATTTCGCCATAGTCTGAAGTACCTTCATAGATTGCAAAAGTGCAACGCCCTTGAGAAGTACGAGCAGCGGCTGAACGTCCTGTAAAAGCTGTGTAATTATCTCCACCACTAGCAACACTGGCTTTATTAATCTGTAGCCAAGCATCTTCACCATCAACACTAAAAAATATATCAGTGCCTGAACATACAATAATGCCATCAGCATATACTGCCATACCAAGATTTGTTTCAGAGCTATTAGGTTTAGTATCTCCGAAGGGTGTAAAGCCGTTTAAGCGTCTATAACCACCATCAGGATCTACTTCAAAGTTTCTTAAAGCTGTAGCAAAGCCCGGTTGAGCCAGCATCTCAAGTTGATTTAAGTTAACGTTTAAACCACCTTTGCAAGAGTAACCCCAAGGTTGAGACATTAAACAAACCTCACACGGTCATCTTTTAAATAAGTAGGTTCAGGAGACATCAGGCGTATCTTCATAAGTTTTAAACTTCGCTTGTAATCTTCAAGAGCAAAAGCTGCTGCCTGTGAGTTTTCTTTAAACTGATGCATATAATATCTAGCTCTTGCCATAAGCACAGTTCTATATAAATCTGGAAAAACTATGGTATCTCCATAAGCAGCAAGTTCTGTAGGTAAGTCATAAGCAAAGTACCAGATTTTATATACTTTATCTGGTATGGGGCTTAAGCCAAAATTACGTCCATCAGGACTCTTTATTATTCTACGAGGAACTCCATACTGTTGAGCATCAGCATCATCATTATTTTCTGATAAACGATAAAAATCTTTCCATTCTTCTGTCGTAGTAAATCTGAGATTGCGTGTCTCATAAGGAGCAGTTTCACCAGACACACCTACAGTAGTTAAATAGAAAGTGTCCCAATCTACAGAACCATAGTCGGTAGTGAGATTAGAGCTGGCAGGTTTTAACTCGTACCAGCGTTCACCCTCTACAGAGTCTTGAGATACATTTCCATATATAGGGTTTGTAGTACCGCTTTCCGCAGTTGCCAAGAAAGGCCACTTAGTTTCTTCTGTAACAATGTCTAAGTATGATCTATTAATAAGATCTTTAGCATGTTGCTGCACTCCAATAGCATCAGCAAAGTTTGCAGCAGTTAATGCAACTTCATTCATTTCACGTAGAAGCTCATTAGTCAATGTTAAAAAGGTAGCCATTATTTACTTCCCTGCTTTTATTTGAGCTTTTTTAGATAAGTCTTTCTTATGAAATAACTTTACGCTTGTTTTGCCGTGTGTTTTTCCTGTATGCAAAGAACCGTCAGGCATTTTATGAGTAGTACCTTTATGCTCAGTACCGTCTTTTTTAAAATGCTTTACACCTTTCACTTAGAAGATACGCTGTTATTCATACCTGCTTTAGCAGAACACATTTTCTCCAGTTCAGAAATACTAGCGTTGCCTTTAGACATCATCATACCACCCTGCATTCGGGGAGTTCGCATCTGCTCATCCATCATACTTTTATTTTTCATATCCATAGGTGATATATTAGTACCATATCCACCACCCATATAACCTTGTCTTTTATTCATGAGTCTTTCTCCGTTGGAAAAGTTTTACTAACTGCTCTGTCGCTTTTCTGTTCAGAGCTTTTATTAAAAATCTTATCATAGTTTTCTTTGTATAAAGCTACGTTTGCACCTTTACGCATTCTACTGCCTTTACCAGCTATGGTTTGGCGCATCATTAAAGGTTTTTCATCTGAACCCATTTGAGGCATTTTTAACTCCAATAACTATTAACAGGGTTTAGCTTTAGGCATAGCATCTTTTACCTTACCGCCCTTTTTAAACCCTACCTTTATTTGTGGTACATTTATTATATTATTTGTTTGAGCTGAAGAGGTAGTATTATATAGTTCTTCAACATCTAAATAACTTGCTGACTTTTCTGAGGGCTGTGATTTTACTTCAGCTATCACTTTTTTTATCATCTTACTTATATTACCCACTGATCTCTCCGTTTCTTAGTTAAAGATTGGGGGCCTTTTACAGCCCCCGCACTATTTAGTCGATACCGTAGAAAGCTGAAACCAGAGCGTCTGGTCGCAGTACTTTAGCACCGTAAACGTGTAGACCACGTACAATATCACCAAAGCTATCTGGATCACGGATGACCTCAGTACTAGTGATAGTCTGAGCAGTAGCAGTAGCTGACATATGACCAGCCATACACTTACCAGCAGCATTAGATGCAGCAGCAATGTTGTTAGACTTGTACATGTTAAAGCCACGAAGCTTACCAGAACTTACCAAACCATTACGGATTGAACCCTGACCAGCGTTGTAGTCTACAGACAATAGCTTGGAGCTAGAGCTGGAAAGTACTTCGTAGAAATCAGGAGAAGCTACAAACCATCGGCCTTCTTCAGGGATGTTTTGCTCATCTAGCAAACGTGCCATATGTGCCATAATGTCTAGAGGGTCATGCTCATCTGAAGCAAAACCGATGTCTAGATTACCAGTACCGTCGAAAGTTCCGGCAGCAAGGTCAGTAGCACTGTCAGAACCGAGGATATGGTTAGGACTAGAGGCAGATACGCCAGAGAACATAGAGGCTAATACACCTGCATCAAAAGCATCACGCAATGCGTAAGCTGCTGAAGAGGTTGCTACGTCACGGAAGTTAACGTGAGACATATTAGTTTCAATGTCGTCTACGATAAACTTAAATGCGTTAGCTGTATCAACAACCAAAGTTACTTCTTGGTCAGTGAGTTTAGTAGCGGTAACATCCGCACCACGTTCATACTGATAAACAGTAATTTCGGGTTCTTTAATAATCCGTACACTGTCACCGAATGCAGCAATATCGCCAGCATAGTCAGTGTTAGTGATTGCTTCAATTACAGAAGACTTACGGAAAAAGTTTAGTACCTGTTTGGAATAAACTTTAGGTAGGAAAAACGAGTTAGTTTGTCCTGATACACTGTTGCCAAAGTTAGCGTTAGTGTCTGTTGATGGTTCAAAAAACTGATCTGATTGATTAAAAGCCATAGTTAATATTTTCCTTTAAAACACAATTTTAATTATGGTACTACGCGGCCTTCGACCATTGCTTGTTTAATATCTTCTTCGAATTTATCAAACTGATCTAAGGACATAGCACCTATTTCCCGTTCAGTCCAGACCTTAGGTTGACCAGCATCTACAGTTGTTGTTTTGGTTGAAACCATATCTGCTGCTGAACCTTGCGGTTTTTTTCTAGACTTTTGTTTTTGAGCCATGCCATTTTCTAGCTTGTATAAGTCGATAGCTTTTGACGCTAAAACAACATTATCAGGATTATCATAAATCCAAGCCTGTATTTGTTCAGGTTGCTCTGATGCCCACGCATGAAACTGATCATCCCCTCTGATATCTTCAAAGTCTGGATGACGTTGTTGCAAAGTGGTTTCAGCTTCTTTCCGCATTACTTCACCTTCACGTTGCCGCATAGATTGTAGTTGCGCTTCAAGTTCTGCCACCTGTCGCTGACTCTGTATATGTGCTACAGACTCAACAGTATTGTACAAATCAGGATATTCCTCTTTAAAACTTTCTAACTCTTGTTCAGACTTAGGCGGTTGATATTGAGGTTCGGCTTGTTTAGCTAAAGCAACAAGTTCTTGTTCTTTCTGCTTAAACTCTCCAAGCTTCTGATCATAATGTTTCTTTAGATCATCGTATCTCTTCTTATAATTAGTACGCTTTTTAGGCTGTACTTCTTCCTCAGGGGCCTCTTCATTTGAGTGGGTGGCCTGTGGTCGCTCGAAAAACAACCCTTCTGCTGTTCCTTGGTCTGGCGCATCATCTACGTGCCAATCTTTAGACGCATTATAGGGGTTGCTGGTTTGTTCTACTTCTGACATTCTCAATCTCCTTCACGGGGCTTGTGTCTTTGCAAGGTAGCCATATTAACTCCGTCGAGTTTATGGGGCTTGTCTCACCAAGGTAGCCGTAAAAATTATCGAAG